CCAAGCTAGCACACCTTGCTGTAACTGATGTTAGTCAGTTACCCCACCGCCATAGGCGGATTCTAGAGTTATTCCCTAGGATTCCCCGACTCGGAGCTAATGGACTGTGTCCAATCGATCCCGTACAATTCCGAGAGGAATATGTACTCAAGTCGAGGTACAGTTCTATCACGTACACGCTTCAACCGTAGCTTATTAGTTGAGGTAACTCTCGACGAAGTTTGCACTCCATCGGAAGCAGCGGTACGTACCGAAGTGGCGTTAAGCCAGTGGTAATACCCTCCATCGCCAGTGCCCTTATTCCGCTTTTCTTCAGATAAGCGAAAGTTGGGTGTGTCTTGCGACACAAGCTGGTATTTGAAGGAAGTATCACTACCACCCCAAAGGACATCAGGCACCATAGATTTGAGCCAAAGCCACACGGGCTCTACCTCAGGATCTATGATTCCACCTGCATATGTTCGACTCCCCCAGTGCCGCAACTTGTTTGCGACATCGATGAGGTCTTCCATACGTAGGATCGGCGCTTTGATGTAGAAAGGAGTTATATCGTACCCATCATAGTAATGACCGCCACATGACTCACGGAAAGGCCCAGAATCGAAGGACTTATCAGGGTTAACCTGGAAGCCTAAGAAACCGAGCGCGAACGTGAGTTCAGCAACTGCATCTGTTGGACAGATGATATCATCACCGTAGACAGATACGACTCCACGGAAGTTCCCTCTAAAGAAGCAAACGGCTTTTGCGATCGTGAAGAAGAGCAAGCTCTCCAACTCGAACGTAAAACCATTGCCCATAGAGGACATCATGTGGTTCAGATGTTCATCTCCGTCGATGACGGTAACTGGACTCCTAACAGAGTCTAGTAGGGTGCACCAAACCTCGGGAAGGAAAAGGTCTACAAGGCCCGTCGAAACAGAATCGCTTGCACTGGACAGGTCCAGAGTAGCAAGCTTTCCTGTAATCGATCCTTCACGAGCTAAACGCCGGTTTATCGACTGGTCGTTTAAATTTATGCGGTGCTTTAAAAGGGCCCTTCTGAAGAAGGTCCCAATTCCCTTTTGAATGAACATATTCAGATCGGGTTCCTTGCAGGCAACTCGATCTATATCTGTTTTCTTCGGGACTGTAAACATCACATTACCTGGCACGATATCGGTGATTAGCCGATTCTGCGCGTTTATCCACCCTGGCAACTCATCGATACAAGTATCTTTGAAATAGTCAAGGCAGCGTTCGGTAGTGTGGATGGTTCCGGTGTATTTCGAGCTGGGATGGCTCGACGTACGGTTACGGCTCGTAGATGCCCCTCCTGAGAAGGCGCCGATCAAGGCGTCCACAGGTGGGGTCTCCCCGATGATGTCGCTTATGAAGTCACGACACCAGCCGACAAAGTTTGACCATCTTACCCGGGGGAGTATGTTGTATTCCCCAGGTGTATTGAATAAACGGTCATTCGTTGCTTCGTTCTCACGCTCTGTTGCGAGCCATTTGTTTATGGCACGCGTCCTCCTCACTTCTGGAGGATCAGTATCGAGAGAAACATACTTGCTAAATACCTCACTTTTAAGATAATCGGCTTTCACCGATGAAGAGAGGCTCATTAGACGAGTATGTAGCTGGGAGGTCAAGTCGTCCGGCAAGGAGAATTCCACTCGGTGGAAACCCTTCTTGGTCCTTTTAGTCATAGGTCTAAGTCCTTATGGCTGACACAGATGCGAATGATTCACACCCGTGGGAAGGTCGTTACTTCTTCCTACGAAACATTGGAGAAATGATACGCCACACGGTTATCGCGGTTACTACCAAGGTAGAAATTGTCGACAGCGTGCTTTGCACCTTATCTTCCAACGGTGGTTGCTCGTCCGTCATGACCTAAGTCAGTACGGATTCGCGAGGTTTTCCACCAGGGGCTTGATCTGCGTCGTGTCGGCCAACATGGCCTTCACAGCAGCAAGCATATCCTGGCGTTCCACCAAGCTGGAGGTCTGGTCAAACGAAAATTCGATGTTGCAATAAGCAGCACGAACCGCCGTCGGACGCGACACACCAACAGACACCACATCCTGGACGGTAGGCAAGACGACCTTGAGGGTCACCTTACGCTTACCGGCCGCGGTTTTCGAAACAGCGAAAGACGCAGTCTTATCGCCAATCGGAACCCCGGTTGAGTTGACCGTTGTCGCGACACCGTTTACGATGTCGAGGGGAGCGAACGTAACGTCCGCGTTCAGATGATCCTTGAGGACCAACGAGGTAAGTTGTACCATGTACATTCTTTCCATTTGGAGACGAGTTTTTAATAAACGTCACCCGTTACCTCTGCAACGGTATTGTCACAGAAGTTGCCGCACGAGCGCCAAGGCGTTCAATGCGCGCGGAGTGCTATACGGTGTCACATCGGCGTAAAGCCGTGGGTTTGGAAAACTCGCGTGACACTGCCTTCTGAACTGATAACCAGTTTCCTGGAGATGTCCAGCACTCACGAAATCGTAGAAAGACTCCCCCGGAGGATGGGAATTAACCCGCATCCGGTAGTCGACCTGCCAAAACTCGTGAGAGGATGTATAGCCCTTATTTAAACTTAGGCCAACCCCTGCCGTAATCGCTTGGAGTGAGGCGCCGATCGGAATGAACCAATCGACGACAAAACTGAAAGGTACTACCTCCCAAGCAATCGATAGAGGGTTGATAAGTCCAGCAGAGCTCAATGAATGTAGGTACGAATTCGTAACATTGGCCTCAAGGTAAGTGCGAGCATCTACCTTGTATTCAATATTCACGTCCGCACCATTCACTACCAGCGATTGGGAACGAGTCCCTTTTCCACTGGCCCGGGCCATTATGGGTACCGGTTTGAGCAAAGCTTCGTGCGCAAGTATCTGAGCCTCATAAAGGTCAGACGCCAATGGTTTCCAGCCATAGACGTACTCTAACCAAAGGTTGGCTAAAGTTTTCTGCGCGGACTTAATGTCTGACCCACCGAGATGGGAAAAGTACTGCCAATTCTTATCGCGAAAGGCCTTTAGAAAGCCTCCCGCCCTAAGGGCAGCACCTGCAAACATGTCACAGGTCTTACGTGCCTCCGCCAGATCGTTACCGATGCCAGCGTAGTGCTCTGTTAAGTTATTCAGAGCTTTAGTGATACTTTCGTTGGAAGCATTCTCCCAATTGCCGCGAACATCCGAAGGGTTGATATCCCCAAGGTGAAAACGACGAAGAAGGTGATCATCTCCAACAAAATCAGTGATGACATCCGTGTTGTCACAAATGCCATGCTGATACACTAAACGACGCAGTTTTGCCGGTTCGTTGATTGTAAACTTTTGGACCTTTCGGGCCCAATCGGTACAACCAGCATACCCCGGCGTGGGAACATACTTAGTTGCGTATTCCACGTCGAACAAGTCGTCGTAGTACCGCTCTTTGTACGCGCCACAAACAAGCTTGCCAACGAAATAGCTGGTGAATCTATCCTTGCGGTAGTTATTCCCCGGCCTATTCGTCCAAGCTGTTAGACCTGTCATAGAGCCTATTCCTCATGCTAAGCTAACTCAGCATAAGGGAAACAGTCGATCTTTACTTAGGTAAGGAGAGTTGCACACGAATGCACATCTCTAATTCCTCACTTGTAAGCATCGAACTGATAGCATTGAGCTCAGTTACGAACATCCCTTGGGTATACCCTTGGACATGTTCGAAGATAGTTTCTATGGAATTCTTGCTGTAAGGCAAGTAAGTCCTACTATCCCGTAATGAGCTAAAGTACAGTAGAAGCGATCTCGGGGGTTCTGCCCCCAAGGCTTCTGTCCGACTTTGGAGATGAGGTATGTGCTCGATCCATTTCTTTAAAGACTCATGAGAGTCAAAGATTTGATAAAGAGTATACATACCGTCTCCTACTATCCCGGCTATGCCGAACTGTAGTGACGCACGTTGTGCACGCCACAGACCCGACCCCCTCACGG